AAACAGATATGGACCTTACCAACCTTCAGTTTTGGAATTGTATGGATTATGGAGTCGTAGCAGTGCAAAAGCAGTTTATATCTACAATGGAGTATGAGGTATATACCAGAGATCATGGTATACAAAAAGGTGCTTATATTTGTACATTAGATAACTATCACTATGACTGTGATCAAATTGACTATAGCACTAGCGAAACACCAGCAGAGCATAAATCATCTAATCTTATTGAATTAGATAATGGTCAATACTGTTTATATCCAAACAACAGAACTAGGATATTTGATAATTCTTTATCTCCAAAGAAACCTTTAAAGCCTGATTTTAAAGTTAGCACTATAGAATATCAGGTAGAGAATGGTCAAAACTTTAGATTAGGTGAAACAGATCAGTATTTTTATGAGTTAGACAGTGACAAAAGCTAGAGGTAAATACGCATATGGATTTTGTGATAGGTCAGGATTTAGATATGACCTGCATGATTTAGTCTATGAATTTAGAAATGGTGTAAGAAATGGACTACGAGTCGGTAAAGATATGGTTGATCCAGATCATCCTCAAAACTTTCTAGGTAAAATTAAAGCTGAAGATGCCCAATCTTTAAATGATCCTAGACCAGATAAAAGATCTGAGCCTGATGTAGAAAGAATATTAATTCAAAATCCTTTTACATCTGCGGTAGCTGGAGGTGGTAGCACAGTGATAACAGTTACAGAAGCAACGCATGGCAGAACATCTGGTGACACTGTAAGATTTAGAACATGCCAACCATTTGATGGTATTTCAAAAAGTGCACTTGAACTTTCTTCTGGTTATTCTATAACTGTGGTTACTACAGATACATACACATTTACTGTTGCTGAGTCATCAACATCAGGTAACATAAAAGGGGGCGGAGACTTTGCTACAGCAGGTCCTGTAACGATAACATCATGAGTTTTACATTCGCAGAATTAAAAACAGCAATACAAGATTATACAGATAATACTGAAACAACTTTTGTAAATCATTTATCTGATTTTATAAAAGGTGCAGAGGATAGAATATTTAAGAATGTAGATTTAGAATTATTTAGAAAAAATGTAACATCATCACTTACAGCATCTGATAAGTTTTTGACAGTGCCATCTGATTATTTAGCTTCATTTTCACTCCAGATAACTACATCTGGTAGTGAAGATATTTTATTACAAAAAGATGTAAACTTTTTACAGGAGGCTTTTCCAACTTCAGCAAGCACAGGTGTTCCAAGATTTTATGCTGTATTTGACGTTAACAATTTTATTTTAGCACCGACACCAAATTCAAATTATGCAGTTGAACTGCATTATTATTACAAGCCCACAAGCCTTACTGCTGGAGCTGATAGTGGCACAACATGGATAAGCACAAACGCACCTTTTGCTTTGCTTTACGGATCGTTAGTAGAAGCGTATACTTATATGAAAGGTGAAGCTGATATGATGCAACAATATGAAAAAAGGTTTACTGACCAATTAATGAGATTAAAAGACTTAGGAGAAGCAAGAGAAAATGAAGACGCATATAAAGCAGGCTTACCTAGAGCGCAAAGGACATAAGGAGTAGAAAATGGCAACAGCAAATGCAGCAACCACCTTTTTAGAAAATAGGCTTTTAAGTTTTATTTTCAAAAACAATGCCGCATCGTTTAGTTCACCAGGTGATAGCATTTATGTTGGACTAGCAACGGCAGTATCCAATTTTAATGACTCAACTGGAGAGTCTGGCGATCCAACAATAACAGAAGCTACGTTTACAAACTATGCGAGAGTACAGGTCACTGCTTCTAATTGGACATTGACTGCTGAATCAGCAGACACACAGACAATAAAAAATGCAAACAACATAGAGTTTGCCGCATCTGGCGGGACTAACAATACGATCACTCATGTCTTTTATTTATTGGAGCATTAGACGCAAGTAAAACAATAGCAAGTGGTGATATATTTAGAATAAATGCAAACAACTTAACGATAGAACTTAAATAATGGCATTAGTATTAAACGATAGAGTAAAAGAAACAACAACCACAACTGGCACTGGCACATTTACTTTAGCTGGAGCTGTCACTGGTTTTGAAACCTTTGGCACTGGCGTTGGTAATTCTAACACAACATATTATGCAGTAACATTACCAGGTACGGCAGAGTTTGAAGTTGGTTTAGGTACATTAAGTAGTGACTCTAGCACCATAGCTAGAACCACAGTTATCAGCAGTTCAAATAGTGATAATGCAGTAAACTTTAGTGCGGGTACTAAAACTATATTTTGTACACTACCTGCATCTAAGACTGTGTTTTTGGATGCAAGTGGTAATACAACACTGGGTGCAGATTTATCTGTGGGTGATGATCTTACAGTTAATGGTGGTGTGATAGAATTAAAAAATACTGGTGCACAGTCAGAATTAAGAATGTATTGTGAGAGTGCTAACGCACACTATGCGGCTCTAAAAGCACCAGCTCACTCTGATTTTGCTGGTAATACAACATTAACTTTGCCTGCTACTACAGATACTATAGTAGGTAGAGCAACCACAGATACATTAACAAATAAAACTATAGACGCTTCTCAACTATCTGGAACTGTAGCAAATGCAAGATTAGATGCAGAATTACAAGCCTTGGCTGGTTTAACATCAGCGGCAGATAAAGGAATACAATTTACTGGATCTGGAACTGCATCAACATATGATTTAACATCGGCAGGTAAAGCATTGCTTGATGATGCAGATGCAGCTGCTCAAAGAACAACATTAGGATTAGGCACAGCCGCAGTTGCAGCCACTGGTATATCAAACACAAATGTACCAGTGTTTACATCAGGTGTAGTTGACAATGATTTCTTGCGTGTAGATGGAACATCGATTGAGGGAAGAAGTGCATCTGAAGTATTAAGTGACATAGGGGGTCAAGCCTCTTTAACATTTGGAATATCAAATACTAATGCAGTAAAGATAGATAGTTCTAGCGTAGCAGACGATGAGTTTGCAAGATTTACTGCAAATGGTTTAGAGAGTAGAAGTGCATCAGAGGTACTGTCTGATATAGGTGCAACAAGTGCTACAGATGCAGCCAACGAGGCAACAGCTTTAGCAATAGCGTTAGGATGATAACATGGCAAATACATTTAAATTATCAAGTAAAGCAGGAGTGACAAGTGCAGATGTGATCTACACAGTTGCAACTAGCACAACAACTATAATCTTAGGTTTGATATTAGGAAATACAACGACAAGTCAAGTTACTGCTACAGTAACATTAACATCTGATACTGGTAATAGAACAAATGCTAATGATGAAGTTAATCAACCAGTTGAACTTATTACAAATGCACCCATACCAGCAGGATCATCACTTGAACTTTTAGCTGGTAATAAAGTTGTACTAGAGGCAACAGATAGCATATCAGTTAGTGCAACAGGTGCAACAGATGTTGCTTTATCTTACATGGAGATTACATAATGCCTTTTATTGGTAAAGGTCCAGTTACAACTTTTGAGGCTACAACTGCTGTTCAGAGATTTAATGGAGACGGGTCAGATACAACATTTACATTAAGCAGAACTGTAAGTTCGGTTCAAGATGTACTTGTATCTGTTGATGGTGTTGTTCAAGATACATCGGCATACACTATACCAGATGGCACAACATTAACATTTACGACTGCACCTTCAAGTGGCACGAATAATATTTTTGTAAATTTTTTAGCACCACAGACAGGCACAGTTACACCAGCAGATGAGAATAAAGGTAACTTTAAAGGTGGTGGGTTGTTTAGAACAAATGCACAATCTTTAACATCAAATATAACAATACTTGCAACCGAGAATGCACAAGTGACGGGTCCGTTAACAGTTGCATCTGGTGTAACTCTTACAGTTGAAAGTGGTGGAAGGTTGGTAACATCGTGAGTACAATCAAAGTAGATACAGTGCAAAGTACAGGTGGTGGTGCCGTAACACTTACTAATCAAAGTGCAACTAAAGCATGGTTTACTATCAATGGAGTTGGAACTGCTGCGTTACTTGATTCTTTTAATGTAGGTTCTATGACTGACAATGCTACAGGTAAATTTAGTGCTAATTTATCATCTGCAATGACTAATTTTAATTATGCACTTGCAAAAAGTCATGCTGTTGATGACCCAGATGGTAGCAGTCATGCAGGAGATCAAGGTTTTTATAGTCATGAAGGTGCATTACCTAAGTCAACTACTGTTGCGACAGTTTGTAGTCATAATGGTAGTGATTTTGCAGATGTAGGTTATATATCAACTAGTTTGCACGGAGACCTAGCATGAGTACCATTAAGACAAACACCTTAACAGGTACAACTTCAGCAGGTAGCATTGTTGTTACAGGAGAGGGTGGCTCTACCACAACGAACTTACAACAAGGGTTAGCTAAACTATGGATAAACTATGATGGAACTGGCACTATAGCAGCTAGAGATAGTTTTAATGCAGGTACTTTAACAGACCACGGAACAGGAGAGTATACAGTCGCACACACTAACAGTATGGCAAGTGCAAATTATGTAACTTCTACTGAGGGAACTTATGCAGATGGAAACACTTCTTATAAAAATGATTTTGCTATAGTTAATCCGTCTCGTGCAGTTTCAACACCTTTGACTACAGGTGCAACTAGAATGACTAATACTGCGAGGTCAGCGACATCTGGAGCAACAGTCTATGATGTGGCTAATATATTTTTTGCAATATTTGGAGACCTAGCATAATGGCAAACGGAACAATAGCATTTGATACATTAACAACATCTGATTCAGTTAATACTGGTACAGAG